CAATTCAAGGAGTCACTAATAGAAATGGTGCATCAACTTACTATGCTCATGAAACCGGAACTGATCAAGTAAATTCATCAGGCACCACATCTATTGATGCATTTATACAATCTGGTGATTTTGATATTACAGCAAGAAAAAGTGCACTAGGAGGTTCGACTGGACTAGCTGATCTTAGAGGTGATGGTGAATTTATTATGTCTATGAAACGATTTATACCTGATTTTAAAGTATTAACAGGTAATTCAAAAATAACATTACTACTTAATAATTATCCAACGGATAGTGCATCAAGCTCACCACTTGGACCCTTTACAATCACATCAACTACTGATAAAGTGGACACTCGAGCAAGAGGAAGACTTCTTGCAATTAAAATTGAAAACGACGCCGTAGGTGAAACTTGGCGTTATGGCACATTACGTGTTGATATAAAACCAGACGGTAGAAGATAATGGCAATATCTGATTATTTAACTGAAGAATCATTACAAAATTTACTTAATCAACAACTTGCAGATAATCAAGGTGTAGTTAGTTTATTACCATCTAATGTTTCTCCTTTTTTTAGAATGGACGCAACAAGTGGAGTTGTTCCTAGATTAGCGTTAGAACCTTTGTATCCTAATTTTGGTGCACCACTAACTAATGATTCTTCTTTAACACCTGTTTTAAAAAGTGATATTCCGACAATCATGAATCCAGGCGCTTCACAATCATTAGGTTTTGATATTCCGTTTGGTGCTCTTGGAAGTGAAGATAATTTTCAAGGATTCACTGACAAAGTAGATTTCTCAAAACCTCAAGAACCAACAGGTATTGCAAAATTAGCTTCTTATTTACCGCTTGGTGAAAACTCTATGGCAGGATCAATAATAAGATCATTAATACCTAAAGCAGATCCAGCAGCTAAATTTATGAATGACTTTTATCGTAATCGATTTGGTTTAACAGACATAGGACAAGTTGCTTCAGGAATTATGAAAGGATATAATCCTGTGTCAGGTGGTTTAATAAATAGAATAACAAAAGGTAAATATGGTGATCCTATGAAAATTGGATTACAAGGTGCATATCAAAAAAGAATAGATAGAATTAAAAAAACATTACAAGATAAATATTTAAGTAAAGGTAGAAGTCTAGATGAAACAGAACTAGATGAAAGACTTGCATTACTTGAACAATTAAAATTAGATGAATTAAATGCATTTAAACAATTTGTAGAATCAAAATCACCTCAATCTAAAGGACTAGGAGATATTGGATCAGCTGGAATAGATGAAACAATTCAAACTGGAGGAGCAGCTGAAGATAAACCAGGTAATGCGTTTGCACCTCTAAAAGACACTTTCTCTGGTGGTAAAGTAAAAGATGTAAAAAGTGTACCTGGAGGAAAATACGGGTCACCTAAATAATGGCTAGAATAACTTCATACATACCAGAACCAAAAGAAGAATACGATGTTGAAAACCAAAGACAGATTCTTCGTGCAGTTGATACAATTAAAAATGAATTAAATTTTTCTTTTCAACAGGATTTAAAAAACGAACAGGAAGCTTTTAATTATTTTTTATCATGACAATAAGATACAAGAACCAGGGTTTTAAACAAACTGACACAAGTAAAACTACAGTTTTTACATGTCCTAGTGATGCAACAGTTATAGTTAAAAGTATATATTGTGCAAACAACGATGCGTCATCAGCTATTTTAGTAAATATGAATTTTGTTGACTCGTCTGATTCAAACACAGAGTATGAATTTTTTAGAGATGACTTAGCTGCTAAAGAGCAAGTAAATGCTTCACCTCAAGGCTTGAATTTAGAAGCAGGAGATGCTATAACAGTAACAGCAGCTACAGGAAGTAGTAAAATACAAGGTCTAATAAATTATGCTTTAATAGATAGATCACAGGAGAACGGATAAATATGGCAAACGAAGATTTACTAAAGATAGATTGTACTACAACAGTTACAATAAGAAACACGCAAACTAATCATGTTTATGCTGATGAAGCAGAAAAAGATGCAGACATTGCAGATCCAAATACTGCAACAACAGTAGAACACATAGCACAAGATATTAAAGTTGAAGTATCACCGAAAGGACTAAACGTTTTACAGAAAGTATTTAATAACAACAATGACAATTCAAACACCTAAAGGTGGCACTGAATTACAATTAGAATTTTTAAAAAAACATGTAGATAAGAGTCTACTAAACAAAGTTTCTATTTGTACTTCTGTACCAGAAAAAATACCTCTTGATCCAAACAAAGTAAATATACTTTGGCAAAAGAATTCTTACGATCAACCGAATCTGGCACCATGGTTTCAAGATGTATCTAATCATAATAAATATGACTGGTATGTATTTAATAGTCATTGGACATATGAAAAATTTAGAACATATTTTAAATTACCAACTGAAAAATGTGTGGTTATAAAAAATGGTATTGAAAACATAGAATCAATTACAACGACTTATAAAAAAGGTGATCCTATAAAAATCATACATCAAAACACACCGTGGAGAGGATTAAATGTTTTGTTAGGTGCAATGCAATTAGTAAAAAATCCATTAATTACATTAGATGTATATTCTTCTACAGAAGTATATGGTAAAGATTTTTACGAACAGAATGATAAATATTATCAAACATTATATGAGCAAGCAGATTTAATACCTAACGTAAATTATATTGGATACAAACCAAACGAATACATTAGAGAAAATTTAAAAAACTATAGAATGTATGCATACCCAAGCACATTTGAAGAAACATCTTGTATATCTTTATTAGAATGTATGGCAGCTGGATTGTATTGTATCACAACAGATCTTGGTGCATTGTTTGAAACAGGTGCGGAGTTTCCTATCTATATTCCATACACAGATAATTATAAATTACTTGCTACTAAATTTGCTAAAACTATAGAAGCAGCTGCAGAGTCTTTAGAAAGTGAAGCAGTTAATGAACATTTAAAATTTCAAATAAAATACACAAACAAATATTATAACTGGAATAAACAAGGCGTTTCTTGGACACGGTTTTTAGAAGGAGCGATTAATGCGAAACAATGATCCTATTTGGTTTAATAAACAAGAACCAAACAAAGATACATATCAAACTATAAATCATGTTAAAGTAGAACCTAAAAGCGTTATGGAAATAAATTTAAGCGGTGATCCTAAATATAAAATTATGGTATGTACACCTTGTCATTCTGATGTATCTATGCATTACACACAAGCAGTATTAAAATTTCAACAAGAGTGTTTAAAAAATAATATATTAGTTAGTTTTACATTATTAAAATCTTCTCTAGTCACACAAGGTAGAAATTTATGTGTATCTGAATTTATAAATCACAAAGACAAATATGATTATTTATTATTTATAGATTCAGACATTGACTTTCAATATTCTACTATCATTAAAATGATAGAAAAAGATAAAGATATTATTGCGTGTCCTTACCCAATGAAAACAATTGATCAAGATAAAATGTGGAAGGCACTAACAGAAAAATATGAGATGATAAAAAAGAAAAGTGATGTCATTAAATCTGGGTATATGTATCCAATAAAAGTACCTGATAAAAATAAAATAGTTATGGAAGATGATATTATAGAAACAACACATGTACCTACAGGATGCATGTTAATAAAAAGACATGTTCTTACAAAGATGATAGAAAAACATCCTGAATTAGAGATATTTCAACCAACTATTATTAATGGAAAAGAAACTAAAAAAGACAATTTTTACAATTTATTTGACACTTTACATGACCCAGATACCAAGAGATATTATGGTGAAGATTTTGGTTTTTGTCAAAGATGGACAGACATGGGTGGTAAAGTATTTGCTTATGTTACAGACTACATAACACATGTTGGAGAACACTCTTATTGTGGTCGTTTCTTAGATGAATTACAGTCTTTAAAACGTGTTGACGATGACGAAAAAATCAAATAAACTGCGATACTACAGGAAATATACCTGCCTTAAACTAGTTTAATTAAATATATGACAATATCACGAGGACAAATGCCCAGACAATTATATGGCCTAGGAAGCCTGGTAAAATCTATTACCAAACCTTTTAAAAAGGTTCTTGGATCAAAATTTGGTAAACTAGCTCTTACAGCTGGTGCATTGTATGGTTTAGGTGGAGGAGGACTAGGTAGTTTTTTTGGAAAAGGTAGTTTTAATCCTTTTTTACGAAAAGTAGCTGGAGATACTGCTTTTAGCACATTAGGTCAGATAGGTAGTAATTTAGGTTTAGTTAGTTCAACAGGAGGTTTAACAGGAATAGGTAAAATACTTGGAGCGACTATACCATCTGTACTAGCCGCAGGACAAGTTCCAGAAATGGAAGGATTTGGAAAAGACAAAGAAGCGTTGGCAAGATTCTTAAAAAGATATTATTCGAACTTAAATCCAGATGCGACTGATGAAGAAGTAGAAGAATTTGTAAGAACTAATATGGCTAAAGGTGGTGACACTGCGGAAGAAAACGCGATTCAGGCAGCAGGCATCGAGGGTCTTCCATTGAACAAAAACCCTGCAGGAGTAACTGAATTAGACCTTAGAGAAACAGGTGGATTTATTCCTCCAGTTGGTGTAAAAGAAAAGGCAGATGACATTCCAGCAATGTTATCAAACAACGAATTTGTAATGACAGCAAAAGCTGTAAAAGAATTTGGAGACGGAGACGTCGATAAGGGTGCAGAACGTATGTACGCTATGATGAAAACATTAGAGAACGGAGGCACGGTATAATGGCAGTTCAAGAAACTAGAGTATTACCACCAGAATTTATAGAAGCAGCGGGTAAAACATTTTTAGAACAATTATCAAGTGCAACTGGTGGTTTTGGAACAGCAGACTTATCTAAAATATTTGGTCCACAATTTGTAGCTGGTCAAGATCAATTACAAAAAGATGCAGAACAATTAGCTGTATCAGGTATTGGTGGCTATAAACCATTTTTACAATCTGCTCAAGCAGCTCAAGCATTAGCTGCAGGTCAAGTTGGTCAAGCAGGAACGTTAGCAGGACAAGCTGCACAACAAGCAGGTAAGGCTGGTCAATTTATGGGACCACAAGCATATCAACAATTTATGTCTCCATACCAAAAAGACATAATTGATACAACGTTAGCTGAATTTGACGTACAAACACAAAAAGGATTACCTGGATTAGCAGCAAAAGCAATTGGTGCAGGTGCATTTGGTGGAGCAAGAGAAGGAGTTCAACAAGCAGAATTCTTATCTAATCAGAACAGAAACAGAGCAGCTTTACAAGCACAATTATTAGGTCAAGGTTTTGGTCAAGCACAACAAGCTGCAGCTCAAGCTTTTGGTCAACAACAAGCTTTAGCAAATCAACAACAACAATTAGCAAATCAAGCTTTAGGTATAGGTCAAGCTTTTTCTGGATTAGGGCAACAACAAATAGGATTAGGTCAAGCTGGACAAGGATTTTTAGGTCAAGACGTTGGAGTTTTAACAACTCTTGGTGCACAGAACCAAGCACAGCAACAAGCACAATTACAAGCACAACAACAATTATTACAACAACAATTACAACAACCATTAACTGCAGCACAAACTTATGGTTCAGGTGTTACAAGTTTAATTGCAGGATATCCAGGTCAAACTACACAAACTAATATACCTACACCAAGTGCTCTTCAATCTGGATTAAGTGCTGGTTCAACGTTAGCTGGTA